GGGATCTTGAAGGGCATTTTATCAGGCACTTTATCGGGTTCATCGGCGGCGGGTTGTTCCGGATACAGGATGACCGGACCCATGCCGATGACTGCCGGGTTCGCGGCGCCCAAAAGCGAAATATGGTTCAGATAATTGATGCCGGCATAGGGATAATCATCCCGGATGTAGACCGAACGCTCGTTGTAAGCGCCGGATGCGATCATCATAACGGCCGCCGGCAGTAAGCCGACAAATCCCCAGAGACTGTAATCCCCCTTGTCATGCGGTTCGTCGCGCACTTGAAGTTCAAGAACGTGACCATAAGCCGGACCACTTTGCTGATGATCGACGACAAGTGGCGCCCGTAAGACCATCGGATCATAGGCGGCCGCGATTTCCTTCAGGATATCGACCGTGATTTCGAAGCCGTTCCAGTTGCCGGGTCGAAGGATTTCCATCCAGACTTGTTCGGTATAGTCCATTACATGAACCCTTCCTTTCGCATGGTTTCAGTATCGCCGATGCTTTTCAGATAGTCAAGACGCTTCCCGCGATAATCCGCGAACCATCCCGCGATGACCGAATCGTCCTCGTCGGGTTGCTTTTCGATGGATGGTTCGGGTTTCGAAGCCGCGGGCATTCGCGAAAGCATCCGTTTGACCCGTTCGATGATGTTCATAGCCCTAAATCCGATCGGAGTAAGCGCGTGTATGTAAGCCCGGGATACTCCGCAATCGTTTCCTGAAGAAAGACATGGTACTTTTCCCAGACCGCCTCGTCCTTGAAACTGCCTGAAACGGTGAACTTATCGATCTTGTCCATGAGTTCGGCGGCGACTGGTTCGACAAATTGCGGATCCCGTCGAAGAATATACACGTATTTGTTGTCGATCGCCATCTCGATCTGCGTGTTTCCGGGTAAGACAGTCCCCGCGTAATAGGATGTCCGCGCGCAATTGTCCAAATCCGCCCCAGAGAAACAGCCGCCGATTATCCGACTATCGCCTTTGACATCGCCGAAAGGATGCGTATGCCACATGACCGAATTCTGTCCCGGGCGCGTAATATGAACGCTATGCTTATTGCCCCGGACGAGTCCGAGGTGATATGGACTTCCATCCTGAACGCTATATGATTGCGCCCATTCTAAGCCGGTATCGAATGTCCGGACCAGACCTTCCTGAAGGTCCTTTTGCATCTGTTGATTGAATTCAGGCAAGGCGGCTCGGCCGGCGGGCGTAATGCCGGGCGGAACTTCAGAATCGGCGACTGTCGGGAAGACTGGCGCTTGTCCGGCCGGCTTGAATGGTTCTTTCGGGAAGACTTTCGTTCCGGGATCGCGCGGTCCCTTTGAATTTCGCGCGTGATCATAGGGCGTATTTCGAATCAAGGGCGTATCGTTAGGCCAGACTTCGGTATTCCCGAATTTGTTCGTCCTTAATTCCTTGAATTCGGACTTCCCGCTTTTCTTCGGTTTCGTGATCGGTCCTGTCGGTGCCGTGACAGGCAGAATGACCGGCGGTCCGATCAAAGGCTGATTCAAGATGGGTTGCCATGCGCCGAAACCGGGTTGCGGCATGGTTATGGGACGATCGGCCCATTTCGCCGGCGCTTCATCAGCGAAAACTTCGACGATGGTCGATCGGCATTGATAATGCAAAGGTGGGACGTTTCCGTTTAGAAGTTCTTCCTTCCCGTATAATTGGCCGGCCCGGGATCGGCAGATATCCGTCGTCCGGGCATCGACAATCGCGACGAATTGGAAGCCGACGATCGCATCCCGGATTGCGGGATCAAACATCGCTTCGGCATGACCCGAATTATAGGCGGAAACCATATTCGTCCTGAAAACGTTCTCCGCATGGGCATCAGAAAGGAAGATGTTCCCGGCTTGCCGCTTGAATTCATCAAGGGTAACGCCGGTCTTCAGGGCGGTAAGCAATGTCGGATGAAGATTCGCGACGATCGTCGCCTGAGTCATGCCGGCCGCCGTGACCGCAAGGCGCTTTGCCCTGTCATCGAGGGTATCGAAAATCTTCCGTTCGAAGGGGAATCGATATCGAAATAGTTCATAGGCCAGTTCAGGGTCGACCGGTTGCCATTGCGATGTGAATAACTGAACGATTTGAAAACGGGGACGGACCGGCTTCACATTGCCCCGGGCGGCTTCGATCGCTTTTTTGCTCGATCTGAGATCCGCATAACCGTTCAGGAAGCCCCAGATCTCAGTCCAGTAAAGCGTTTTCGAAAGCGCCGATACGTCAAGCTGGAAACTGCCGGCCTTCGCGATCAGTTCTTCGTATGATTCCCCCGATTTCATGAACGCATTAATTTGACGCCTGATATTATCGGCGGCGAAACGACCGAAAGATGCGGCGCCATCCATGAACTTCTGAAGTCTTTCGGCTTGTCGTTCCGCCCGTAACTGAAAAGAGTGCAAAGCCTTCGCGATCTCCGGATCAGTGATCGAGGCTTGCTGATCGGCATTATCCGTTTCGGCGGCCTGATCACCTTCCTTCGGCGGCGGGGAATCAGGCGGTTTCGGTTCCGGCCCGCCCGCGGGCGCGCCCACACCCCCGAAAGGCGACGGCGCTTGCTGGATTTTAATCACATCCTCGCCTTCAGCCGCAAGGGGAAGCATCAGCATTTCAGCGGCATCAGCGACCGAAACGGGAATCGCGAGTTTCGCGGCCGTTTCCAGACGTTTCCCGATCTCCGCTGTATCGGACGGCAATTCGAAGTGGATCTTGAAAAGCGGATAATTGTCCGGCTCGGGGAAATTGAGCAAGACGATCGGCTTGACGAGTTGATCGTTCAAGGTGTCCTGAAGGTTGATCGAATCGGATTCGATCCGTTCCTGAAATCGTCGATCGTGAACAGCGGCTTTCGCAAGGGAACCGCCTTCCCCGCCGGAAGTCGACTGGATGCCGCCCAGAACGCGGTAGACCATTTCATCATTGGTCGCATCCCGGAGTTTTCCGCTGAATTCAGGATCGATCTTGATTTGCGGGAAGGTAACATTCGTGCCTTCCTTCGCGGCGATGTATGAATCGCCCATGAACCGTTTCAAGGCCTGCTCGAAGATCAGGATTTCGTCCTTGTTGTAGTGTTCCGGGTAATATCCGACAGGCGTAACGACCGCGCCCCGTTCAGCGGCCTTCAGCCACCATGACATCGCATTGTGTTTGAACCACCACGGCCAATAACAGGCCCGTAGTAAGGCGACGCCGTAAGGGTCTTCGTATCGGGGATCGAATTGATGGACAATGAACTTCAAGGGATCGGTTTCGATGCCTTTGATCGTGTTCCCTTTGACCTTCAGTCGAAGCTTGTACTCTTTGTCGAAGGCGAATCGTTCTGGCCGGCGTGATAGTAGGCGATCCGGGACGAGCCGCGTTTGACCTTCCCATTTCTTGTCGGCATAGATGACTTCTGAGACCGCGAATCCGGTCCGGCAAGCCGCAAGTAAATCCTTCCTGTCCTGATAGAATTTCTCGATCTTGTCGAAAGCCCATTCGACGAATTCGGCCAACTTGATGTCCTTTTCGTCTGAGGTTCCCGGGATCACTTCCCATTTCAATCCGGCGACGGCGCCGATTCGGGTATCGATCAGGCCCGATAACCATGCGTCCGAATCGATCATCAGATCATACCAGTCAAGGACGCCCGATCCCCGCTGAAGAATAATCCGGTCGCTGTAAGTGATCGTCCCCATCATGAAGGCGAAAACGTCGTGCGCGTTTTCGAGGGAAGCGATCTCTTTGAACATGTCTCCGCGTTTTGGGTCCATGTCTCAGTATCCTTTCAGGGCGCGATCGCTTTCGCGTTGTTCCCCGCTTGTAAAAGGCGGCACATCGCGCGAAATCTTACCATATCGGAAATCGACATAATAGCCTAACGCCGAAGTGCCGTGATTATCGCGGTCGATCGGGTTTTCAGATGGATTCGCCCGGTCCGTTGTCTCCGGATATTTCTCCGTTCCGAATTCCCTTATCAGATTGCGACATCGAGGATGAATCTTGATGAAGCCCATTGCCATGCGTTTTCGAAGGGTATCGACGCGCTCGATGATCGCCGGCTTGACGTAATTTGTCACAAACGCGCCTTTCAGCCGTGCTTTAGGTTTTTGCCATGCCGCGAGTTGCCGGATATCGCCCGGGGATTCCGGATCGAAGATGTTCACGTCGATCGGATATCGATTGTCCCATCGACGCCACATCGTGTCGGCATGATCGGGGATCAAAGTCCGGGTCCGATAATACTCGTCGAAAACGTAGATCGTTTCGCCGAGTTCGGCGATCAGCAAGGCGGCAAAGGGATTCGTAAAGCCGAAGTCGCCGGCGCGACCGAATCGGGCAAGAGAAAGCAAGCCATTGTCGAAATCGTTCGCTTCATGTTCGTTCATCAGGCATTGATGAAATTGCGCGTAGACAAGGCCGGTCCGGGGAATCCATTTCGCATAATATTCACGATCGATGATGTCGTCTGGAACGCCGGCGCGTCGATCAGCTTCAATTTCGTCCTCTAACCACGGCAGATACCAGTTTTCGATCGACGGCCATTCCGCATAGCCCCATTCCGGGACGTTCGGGTCAAGACCCATGATCATGCAATCATGCGCGAAAGATCCCGGGGCGTCCGGAGATCCGATACCGATGAAGTCGCCCCTTGTGTCCTTCAAGCATGGGAAAAGCACTTCCTGAAACATTTCCCGTGGCCGATCGAAAAGCGGCATTTCGTCGGCGATGATCTTGTGCCATTTGAACCCGCGGGCGGCTTTCTGATTCTTTCCCGACAGGCACATCAGCATCGAGCCATATTGCGTGACAATCGTCTTGTGACCGGTACGCCGGCATATCTTCAGCGGCAGATTACGATCTTCCGCCATGCCGAGAACCTCATTGAAAATGATGTCGGTCTGATTCTCATACGGGGCGGTCAAGAGACAAAGACGCGGCCATTGAAGCGGGTCCCGGGCGTCGGGAACCGAGGATGGCGGGCGAATCAATTCAGGCCATATCTCGCCCTTCGAACAAAGGGTCGATTTTCCCCCGCGGCGGCCGGCGGCGATGAAAGCGCGTCGATGCCGACGGATCATTTCATGGGCGCGAATCTGTCCGGGATGCGGCTTGTAAGCGGCTTCCTTCCAGATGGCATGTCGCCATCGTTCAATTCGAAGCGTGACCGTTACCGGCAGATGGCGGTTCGGGAACGTATTCGACGAGCCCGTCGATTTCACATCCTGAGTCATCGGCTGTACTCGCGATTAACGCTTCAAGGCGCTTCAAAAACGCTTCGTAAGCGTCGCTTTCCGTGCCTTCCTTCGGGAAGAACCCGCTTTTTTCGATAAGCCAAGTCGATATGTGTGGGTCGCCGGCCTTCAGGCGCTTGAATACGTTCTTCCATGCCATCGATAAACCGGCCGTCTTGACGACTTGCTTGATGTATTCGTCGAAGATCTCGACGACTTCAGGGGATTGGAAGTCGTTTTCGATCGTGCGAAGGGAACAGTGGTATTTCTCCGCAAGAGTCCGGGACGGCTTATCCGTCGGATTCCC